TCGAGCCGGGGCTCGCTGATCGGCGCGAGGGTGCGGATCGACTGCGGCACCACGCTGGAGGTCGCGGCGGGCACCAGGTTCTGCGCGACCAGCTGCTCGGCCTTCAGTTCCAGCGAGGCGGGCACGATCAGGAAGGCGGGGCGGACGTTCAGCACCGTCTTCTTGTCGAGGCCGGTCTGCTTGGCCATCGCGGCGCGGGCCGCGCCGACGCTGCCGACGTCGAGCGCCGCGCCGGTGCCGGCGAGGTTCTTGTGGGTGGTGTGGAACAGCGCGTTGCCGTCGGCCATCGCTGGGTTGGCGGTGATGATCCCCCAGACCACGTCCGACTCCAGCTGGGCGATGGAGTTGCCGTACATCGCCGGGATGCGGGTAAAGGCGTCGAGATCGTCGTTGATCAGCGTCTGGCGGGTGATGGCGACCACCCGGCCATAGGTCTTGACCTTGTAGCTCTCCTTGCTCTCGCCGAGCGTGCCGCGCTTGAACTCGCCGCTCTCGCCGACCTCGAGCAGCTGCGGGGCCTCGCCGAGCTGGACCCTGTGCATCGCCTTGAAGTCGGTGGCCAGCACCTGGCGGCAGAACAGCATGAAGGTGCGGGGATAGGCCTCGTAGGCCTGCCGCAGGGTCTTGTTGGTGACCGCCGACAGGATCTCGGGGAAGTCCGAGGTCGAGTGCAGCGCCCGCGTCGCCACCTCGTCGCGCGACAGGCCGCGCGTGTTGACGCCGGCATTGCCGAGACTTTCGCGGGCGAGCTCCAGCAGGGTCATGCCGCGATACTGGCGCGCGGCGTCTTCCAGCTGGAACAACGTCGGGCTGTAGCGGTGCAGCAGCGCGTTGGCCACCGCGTCGCGGCGGGTGATGCGCTCGTCCCGGCCGCCGAGGGGGACGGAGAGATGGGGGAAAGTGCGGGTCTCGTCGGACTTCGCGGCGACCTGATCGAGGATCAGGCGGCGGGACTCGTCGACGCTGACGCCGCGCTTGACCAGATCCTCGGCGAAACCGCGCTCGAGGTTCAGCCGCCCGGCCAGATCGTAGATGGTGGAGACCCGGTCGCGCTCCGCCTCGCGAGCGCGGGTCGCGACAGCCTCGGTGTCGGGCGCAGGAGTTGCCTGCGTCTTCGGCTGGCTGCGGGTTTCGACTGCGGCGACCTTCGGGTCGGGCGCAGCTGCTTTCGGCTCGGTCATGGTGGCGTCCTCGGTTGCGACCGGCTCGGTCGGCTGGGGGGTGGCGGGGGTTGCGGCGTCGCTCGCCGGGGTCTGGGTCTTGTCCGTCATCGGGATCGGTCCTTTCGTTGTGGAAGGGGCGTCCCGGCGGTGAAGGACGCAGTCGTGAAGAGGATGCTGGGCGCGGAAGCCGGCGGCGGGATCGGCCCCGACCGCGACGGCGGAGACCTCGAAGGGCGTCCAGTCCACCGCGCGCCAGAGTTCGCGCGCGGCCTCGGGTTTCGAGACCTCGAAGCGGTGGACCTGGTAGCCGATGGAGACCGCCCGGATGTGGCCCGCCTGGATGTCGCGCCAGATCGGCTCGACATCGGCACGCTCGGAGATGCGCACCAGCGCGATGCCGCGGCCGTTCTCGATCCGCGCCGAGCCCGGCACGACCGAACCGATCACTGCGTCGAGTGTGTCGAGCTCGTGCACCTTCAGGAACGGCGCGCCCGCGTTCAGCCGGTCGAGGCGGACATGGGCGGGGTCGAGGCTCAGTTCCTCATCATAGGGCTCGCCGAAGAAGGTCGCGCGACGAACGCGCGCCCCGGCCGACCAGACCACCTCGACGGTGCGGCTGTCGGCGTCGGCCGTGTTCGGCGCAAGCTCCGCCGACCGGCGCATGGCCGGCAGTTCGATCATCGTGTCCATGGGGGTCAGTCCTGTTGGTCGGCCTGCGCCGGGTCGGTTTCCGCCTCGGCGGAGGAGTCGTCGGTATCCGGTGCGTCGGTGGCGGGATCGGTCGCCGGATCGCCGGTCTGCGCGCTGCCGGTCTTGGTCACCCGCCGCGGATCGCTGTCGAGCACCAGCCCGAGCGCGTCGAGCTTGGCGTTGGTCGCGGCGATCTCGGCCAGCACCGCATCGGGGTTGCGGCCCTGCCGGGCGATCACCTCCGCCAGCGTCATGGTGCCGGAGCGGATCGACAGCAGGTTCGCCATCGCATCCTTCTGCGGATCGACCGCCTCGAACTTCGGCGGCGACCACTCGACCGGCACGGTCGGCGACGGGATCTGCCCCGCTGCCCACGCGGCCTCGGTGAACCAGCGCCAGACCGGTGCGCAGAACATCGGAATGAACAGCTGCCATTGCACGGCGTCGATCTGGCGGCGGAACTCGACCAGCCCCGCACGGATAGAGGAATAGTTGACCTGGCTGAGATCGCCGGTCAGCAACTCGTAGGGCACGCGGAACCCGGCCGAGATCGTATGTAGGCTCGCGCGCTTGTATTCGCCGTAGCCGCCCGTGGCGGAAGGCTGGTTGAAGCGGATGTCCTTGCCGCCGCGGGCATAGGCGATCAGCCCCGGCTCGAACTGCTCGACCCTGTTGCCATCCGCATCGACCACGGAGGGCGCGATACCCTGCTGCGCCTCGTCGTCACCGAAGACGATGGCGGTGACGCAGGCCTCGGTCTTCTTGCGAACGAGTTCCGCCACCTCGTAATCGTCCAGATCGCGCAGTGACCGGATCACCGGCGCGCCCCAGGGCACGCCGCGCGCCTGCGTGCGCTGCTTCTCATAGACATGGGCGATCTCGGTGGCCGGGACCGGGCGGCTCTGAAGGCCGTTCTGCAAGGCGCCGCAGGCGTCGCCGGGATGTTCGGCATGCAGCCAGTAGGCCCGGCGCTTGCCAACCGGGTCGAACTCGATCCCCTGCACGAGGCGGCCTGCGCCGAGAGCGCCGGACTTCGTGGCATCGAGGAAGTCAGCCTCCAGCACCTGCAACTGCAGCGGCACGACCAGACCGTCGCTCGCTCGCCGCAGACGGCGTCGCACCAGCACCTCGCCCGCCTCCACCATCTCGCGGCAGATCAGCGTCTGCAGCCCGTAGAAGTCGAGCTGGCCGTCGGCATCGCACTCCGCCGTCCAGCGTTCGAACAGCGCATCGACCTTCCGGTCCAGCGTATCGTCGCCGCTGGCGGCGCGGGGCATGATGCCCGCGCCGATGATGTTGTTGACCAGCACCGCCACGGCCTTGGCCGCATGCGGGTTGTTGCGCACCAGATCGCGCATCCGGTCGCGCAGCAGCGCCCCTGCGACGCCGATCTCGGTGTCGGCCGAGGATCCCGGCGCGCGCCAGCCCTCCGTCCGCCGCCCGCGCGCGGCCCCGTCATAACCCCGTGTCAGGGTCTCGAAGGCCTGCCGCGCCATCACGCGGCGCGCGGCCATGCGCGGCGCCACCGTGGCGATGGCGTGGTCGAACCAGTTCGCCGACATCAGCGATCCCCGCGCGAGAAGCCCGCCAGCCCGGCCACCGGCAGCGGTCGGCTGACGCCCGCGATGGCACGCTCGATGGTCCGGATGCGGGCGAGCAGGTCCTCTGCCGAGCCATAGTCCACCGACTTGCCGTCATAGCTGACCCGCGTCGTGCCGCTGGCATAGGCCCGGCGCAGCGCCGAGAGCTCGGTTTCGGTCCAGTCCGTCATCAAAACCATCCTCCGCGCCGCCCGAGCCAGTCGGAGCGGCGCTTGCCCTGCGGGGCCTGTCCCGGCCGGTTGATCTGCCCGGCGGGATCGGTGTCGGTGGGGGCCGCCCCGAGCTGATCCTCGAGGTCGCGCCATTTCTCGTCGGGCCAGCGGTCCGCGCCCGCGATCCAGGCGGCGGCGCGGGCGTAGACCCGGCAGTCCAGCGCCTCGTTGCGCTCGCGCAGCTTCTGCCATTCCAGCCGGGCGAAGCCTCGTTTCGTGCGCACCGTCACCAGCTGTTCGGCCACGAACTGCTTCAGCCATTCGTTCTCGACCCAGTGCGGCAGATGCACCGAGCCGGGCGGAAACGCCGCCCCGTCGGCCATCTCCTCATCGGTTGGCCGCGCCAGCCGCAGGAAGCGGTAGGTCTCGGCCTTGAAGGTCGACACCGCCACGGTCCAGAGCCGCGCCCCGCGCCGCAGGCGTTTCCCGCCCTCGGTCGCGTCGACGAAGGTCGGGCCCGACACGGGGCTCGAGCGATTGAACCCCTCGACGCCCTTGACCGGCGAGACCTGTGCGAAGCCCTGCGCCCGCGACCAGGAATAGACGGCCGGAGCCTCGTAGCCGGTGTCGATGGCGAGCCGCGCGATCCTGAGATGCGCGCCGCGTTCATGCGCCCATGACCGATCCAGCAGCGCGGTCAGTTCCGACCACGCGTCGTGCCGGTCCGGCCCGCCCTCGATCACGACGTGATCGACAAGCCAGCTTTCCAGACCGCGCCCCCAGGCCCAGACATCGAGCTCGATCCGGTCCTTCTGCACATCGGCCCCTGCGGTCAGGAACAGCCCGCCCGCGGGCACCGTGCCGGATGTCCAGCGCTCGCGCCGGTCGTAGAGCCGCTGCCAGTCGGGGGCTTCCCCGGTCTCCACCCAGGTCTCGCCGAGGATCGTGTTGCGAAAGGCCTTGATCGCCTCGTCCGACCCCTGCGCCGCGTCCCATGCCCGCACGATCCGCTCCCAGCTCAGCCAGCCGATCGGCGAATAGAGCGCCGAGAGGTGATACCCGACCGTGGTCGGATCGGTGGCCGTGGCTGTCGCCCGCCATTCGCCGCCCTCCAGCATGGCCGTCTTGTGGTGCTCCGCGATGGGCGTCTCGCAGCCCTCGCAGTGATATTCCGCCGTCTCCGGGCGCCCCTTCTGCCAGCGCAGCCGGTCGAACTTCAGCCACTGCATCGCCCCGCAATGCGGGCACGGCACGAAGTACCGCCGCTGGTCGGACGCCTCGAACTCCCGCTCGATCCGGCTCAGCCCCCGGATCGTCGGGGTCGAGACCAGGAACACCTTGCGCCGGTGGGCGAAGGTCAGCGACCGCGCCTCGGCCAGCGTGACGGGATCGCCTTCCTCGTCGGCGGAGGCCGGATAGGCATCGACCTCGTCGAGGAAGATGTACCGCGCCGGGGTGGACCGAAGCCCGACCGCCGAGTTCGCGCCGGTCATGATCAGGATGCCGCCCGCGAATTCCTTGGAAAGCATGGTGTTGCCCGCGTCGCGGGATCGCGCGGGCTTCACCCGCTCCCGCAGCTCGGGGCTTTCGTCGATCAGCGGGTCGATCCGCTGCCGAGAGTTGCGTTTCGCCAGTTCCACGGTCGGCTGGACCGCCAGCATCGGGCCCGGCGCCTGGTGGATGGCAAAGCCGATCCAGTTGTTGCCCGCCTCGGTCGCGCCGACTTGCGCTGCCTTCATGAACACGACGCGCTGCGTGGGATCGCCGGGCGACAGCCGATCCATGATCTCGCGCATGTAGGGCGTGCGCAGAGTGCGATACCGCCCGGGCTCGGCCGAGGCGCGGCCCGAGAGCATCCGGTGCCGGTCCGCCCATTCCGAAACGGTCAGGTCGGGGTCTGGCCGCAGCCCGTTGCCCCAGGCGCGCAGGATCTCGCCCGCGCCGTCGAAGTCCGTCAGGCCATCGCCACTCTCATCGGAAGTCGGGCCGGACCTCGGCGAGTTCGTCGAGGTGGGCGCGTACATGTTTCTCCAGGACCTTCTGCATCGCGGCTGGCTCCACGGTGATCTGCTGGCCTGTCGCGTCGCGGCACGAGGCAGAGAGCTCCGCCGCCATCAGGGCCGCCGCGCGTGCAGGCCAGTTCACCCACGTGTCCCGTTCCTCCCGCGCCAGCCGGAACACCAGCGCCAGCGCGCGGGCCCGCTCGATCAACTCCCCCTTCAGCTTCTGGAGCCGGATGCGCCGTTCCTGCGCCTTCAGCACTTCGTTCGCGGTCTTGGCTTGCAGGAAGGTCGTGCCGCCCCCCACCACCGGGACCGCCAGCCCCTGTTCGCGGAGCGTGTCGCCGACAGCAGCCACCGCCGCCTCGGGGACAGGCTTCAGCTTCGGCGCGGGCGGCTTGCGGGTCTTGGACGGGTCCGTCGTCTCGGCACGCCGGGCGTCGCTGGCGGCCGCGTTGATGCTGCCGTCGGGATAGAGGACCAGCCGCTCGGCGGCCTTCGCCTTCTGGATCGCGCCGCGCGACAGCCCGACATGCGCGGCGTACTGGCGCTCGCTCATGCCCTGCATCGACGGCTCCGATTATCATTCAAGATCATGTGCTTATCGAGTTGATAAGCACGCAGGAGAGAGCGAACGTCACTCCAGCGAAGCGATGCAACTCGACCCAAGGAGCCACCCCGATGACCCGCCGCGCGACCGAGAACACGAACGCCCTCGACGCCTTCATCGCCGCCAAGTCCGAGATCGATGCGATGCTGGAGCGGCTCGCCGCCCTGAGCGCGGACCATTTCGAGACCAGCCCCCACGAGATCAACTGGGGCCATGTCGGCACCCTGAACCACTACCGCGCCAAGCTGCGCGAGATCACCGACAGCGCCTTCAAGGAAGGCGAATACGCCGAGTGAGACGACCCGCTCCCGGTCCCGCCCGCCGACTGGCGGGCTCGACCTCGTAGAAGGGCCTGCATTCCGCGCGCCCCGATACGGGAGACGACGATGACCAAGCTTTCCGACACCCAAGCCCTGATCCTGAGCGCCGCCGCCCAGCGGCCCGAGCACATCGCCCTGCCGCTGCCCGAGAGCCTGCGCGGCGGGGCCGCCGCCAAGGTGGTCGGTGCGATGCTCGCCAAGGGCTTCCTCGAGGAGGTCGACGCCGACCTGCGCAAGGGCGAGCCCGTCTGGCGCGAGACCGGCGACGGACACGGCGTCACGCTGGTCGCCACCGACGCGGGTCTCGCCGCCATCGGGATCGAGACCGAGGGCGCGGACGCGCCTGCGGGCGCGACGGACGCGCCGACTGAGGAGCCTGCGCCGGAAACCCCCACCGAACCGAAGGCTGCGCCCAAGACGCGCACGCCGCGCGAGGGCACCAAGCAGGCCACCCTGATCGCCATGCTGCGCGCGCCGGACGGCGCGACCATCGAGGAGATCATGGCCGCGACTTGCTGGCAGTCGCACACGGTGCGCGGCGCGATGGCCGGAGCGCTGAAGAAGAAGCTCGGGCTCGAGGTAACCTCGGAGAAGGTCGAGGGGCGCGGAAGGGTTTATAAGCTGCCCGCCGCCTGAAGCCCGTAATTCGACAAAGATGAAGGCCGTCGTCCCACCGGGGCGGCGGCTTGTTTCTGTGGCCGGGCTTCTCAGATAGCGATCTTCCAGTAGCCGAGCACTTCCCGAACCTCGTCTCGAGGATAGTGGGGACCGGCGTTCGCTAGATCAAAGCGAATTCGCGCCAGTCGGTTGTCCGCAGCAACTTTGATCCGCGGCGAAAAGGATGCGGTTCCAAGCGGGATGGAAGGCCTGTCCGGCCTCGGCCAGCTTTCGGGATAGCCATCCCACTCCGACCAGTTTTCGACCTCGGCAGCGAGCCCCGCCACCTCTGCGTGGTCGCACGACCAACCGTAGAGGTGTCGGGCGCAGACCCGCAGCAACATCTTCACTTCGGTCATCACGTCGGTGAATGCTTTCAGCGGCGTCGGAAGCAACACCATGTTCGCCACGCACGAGAAGAAGCGCCTGTCCTGAACAACAGCGTTGCTCACCTGAAAGAACGCGTCATCCACCCCCCAGATGTGGCAGCACGACCAGTTCGGCCGCTCATCAGAACGGAGACCTAGCGCGAGCGTTAGAGCCTTGTTTGCATGCACATTCCCCTCGGACTTATGTACGCTCACGCGCGTTTGCCGATTAGTGTTCATCTGTGGCTCTGACCAGTTCGCCTTGTAGAAAAGACCGCGCCGAGCATGTTCCGGGTACCACACCGGCAGATACTGGAACGTCTTCGGATCGACCCATCGGGCGGTCCGCTCGATCAGTTGCATCACATCCGCAAGACTAAGCTCACGACGAAGGGCCTCGAGCCCATCCGGAAGCGTTGCGTCGCTGGTGCCACCGTTCTCTATTGTCAGAAGTATCCCTCCATCACACTCGACGAACTCGAATCGCCTCAAACAGCCGCCGCAATCCGAAGCTTCTCACTATACTCACGAGAGTAAAGATCGCGCCCATCTGCAGGTTCTGCGCGAGCGTGGTGTGCAAACCGAAGATCGGAAAGATCAGGATCTGCGTGACGACGGCGACGCCGTAGCCGACGGTCACGTTGGCGACGGACTCCACTAGTGACATGAGGCGCGATTGCTTCATGCTGCAGTTTTGCGCTTTCGCGCGGGTTCGGGGGCAGCGTCCGTGTCCGGCGCGTCGGCCGGGGGTTCGGCGTCGTTGCCCAGTCGCTCGGTTCTCACCTGCGCAAAGGTCCGAGCGTCGCCGTCGAGGATTGCGTCGCGGCCCGACTCGGCCTGCCAGCGCTCCACGGCGACATCGACATAGGCCGGGCTGATCTCCATCGCGAAGACGCGCCGGCCATTGGCTTCGCCCGCCATGATCTGCGACCCGGATCCCGAGAACGGCTCGTAGCAAAGGCCGCCGCGGGCGACGTGCTGGCGCATCGGGATCCCGAAGGCGTCGAGCGGCTTCGGCGTCGGGTGGTCCGGGCGCTCGTCCTTGGCGAAGGATGGCATCGCCCACGTCGAGGGGAGCGTCTGCTCGGCGACCTTCGGCGGGCGGTTCGGACGGCGCCAGCCCATGAAGCAGGGCTCGTGTTTCCAGAGGTAGTGCGACCGGGTCAAGACGCCCCGGTCCTTCACCCAGATGATCTGTTGGTGGACGAAGGCGCCTGCCTTCTCCCAGCAGGCTTCCAGCATCGCCTGGCGGCGGGACGCGTGCCAACAGTACCAGGCCGCGTTTTCGGTGATCGCCTCGGCCACGGCCGCAGCGATGAAACCGTCGTAAAGCTCGGCCCCCTGCGAACTGTCGTCCCAGGTCGTGCCGTAGGACGCAGACCAGTCCTTGTTGCGCGTCGGATGGTTCGAGCCGTCGTAGTCGACGAGATACGGCGGGTCAGTCGCGAACAGGATCGCCCGCTCGCCGTTCATCAGGCGGCGCACGTCGGCCGCGCTGGTGCTGTCACCGCAGAGCAGCCGGTGGTCGCCGAGGATCCACAGATCGCCGGTGCGCGAGGCCGGGTTGCGCGGCGGCTCGGGGATGGTCACCGGCGGCACGGAGCCCCCGGCGCCACCTTCTTCACCGTCCCCCTCCGGCACGAAGGCCAGCAG